CTGTATTGATTCCTAATACTTTTACTTGATCCTTTACTGTTCTTCCTGTTCTAGAATCATAGATCTTTTGATTAACATCAAAATAAAATTTATTTTTTCTAATGCTGCCAAACACGTATTCCATTGATCTTACACGAACAACATATCTGTCTGGTTGTTTAACAAAAGATATTATCCACGAAGCATCAATATTATTGTTTGTTAAATCACCTGTACTACCTAATGTAAAGTCGTTTATAAGATTAAGGTTAGAACTGGTAATGATTTTCCAACTTAGGTCATTAACATCGTATCTTAGGCCAAAGTTGACATTTTGAAATGCTAGATTAACAATTTCAGTTTCGATACTTTCTGGTAGATTAGAAACGAACTTAGGCACTATTCTAGACGCTATAGCACCTTGGGGTACAGTATCTGAAAATTGTACCGGCCCTAGACCAGATGCCAATGCGCCGCGACCTGCGTTAGTGCCGTCACCGACAACTCTTACTACCTTAGTCCACAGATAAGATTTCTGTTGAGGATCATTTATGTTAGTATCAACCAGTGCTCCATTTTTAAATGACTTACCTGTAGGCGAAACAAACTTTATAAGAGCCTCGGAGGACAAATACTTTAATGTATTATTAGTGAATGCACCTGTTTTTAAAAAGCTATTGTCAACGTTGTTGATAAAATAACCAGTAGACAGATTTAAAGAATCTGTTACCTGTACCCATCTCGAAGTGTCGTCAATAAAGTTTATTTTTGTATATTTTGTAAGATAAAAATTGTAGATGTCAGATTTATCAAACAACGGTTCTATAACTCTTCTAACAAAGTTTAAAATATCAATCTTAGATGTAAATTTAAAAGCTAGGTTTGTTTCTACTTCGTTCTTATAAATCATTCCATCATCGGCAAAAATATCTACGCTTGAGTATTTTCCGGTAGCATCAATAATATCAAAGTTTCGAGATATTCCACTGCTGACTCTATTGATGGCTTTAACTTTAAGAATATCTTGAGAACTGGTCAGTGGAGCAAGATTGTAGTCTTCTCCGGTGATCATTCTATTTTGAGTATAATAATTCGCAGGAGCATTAGTTCTAATCGTATCAATGTCTTCAGTTGCCGCAGCATTGTTAACACTGGATTTTAAGCTCATGGTAATAGTTAAAGTATGTGCTGATCCAGTTTTATTGACATAAGGAACTTCGATGGTGATTCCTCTCATTTCAGCCGGAGCGATAGAATAACTTAAACCATTGCTGACTCTATAATATACTCTAAAGTTACCTTGTGGAAGATTGCCGTAGACTCCATCAGCAAATAATAAATCTATCTTGTCATTTTCTTTGGTTACTACAGAATAGATATTTCTATTTCCGTTGACAATACTATTATAGGCAATGTTGTTTCCAGTTACCGATGAAACCTTAGTCCACTCGGAAGTCTGTACAGCATTGGCATCTAGAGAATATAACCACACATCGCTGTTGTTTATACCCTCGGCATCAATGCTTACTATTTCGTTGCTCTTAGGAATAGCTACTTCAAAATCGGCAACTTCTAAACTTCCTTGTTTGAACAGCAAAAAGAATCCGGTGTTAGCACTGGCTGGTCCTTTACTGTCATTGCGATAGACAAAACCTAGTTGATTAGATGGAAATGGTGCTTCTTCGTAGACTGTTTCGGAGTCCTTAAATGAAGTGCTGACTATTTCAAACAACATTCTTCTTCCTGCCACAGTCTTAGAAAAACTGTAGATAGGCACGTCTGTATTTGTAGCTCTAAATCTATATTGATCTGAGTTAATACCTTGTATAACTGCTGAGCCTTGGCTTCTTCCAAACTCTGTGTTATCTGCCATTGCAGAGTTTAATATAGTTAAAAACTGTTCGCTCCAGTTAGGATTAGTTGCATCATTCCAAACAATAGTTTGCTGGGAGAGATTTCTTCCGTTGCTGTCTAAGAGATTTTCTGTGGTCGATATAGTATCAAACTTCATTAGACCCGATGCTGGATTGTTTCGCTTGGCATTATAGCTTAACATTCTAGCTAGTCTAAGGACACTTTCCTTACGCTCTGCTAGTTCGATAAAGTTTTCTCTAGATGCTAGGTCAATACGGAAACTGAGACTTTGTCCCATGAAAGCTATGGCATCGATTAATGCCATATATTCCGAAGATTCGATGTAGTCGTTAAAATCTTCAGGGTAGTTTTCCCTGATATATTCGATGATTACTCTACGAATATTTTCAAAGTCGTAGGATTTAAAATCAGCATTTTTAAATGTCTGATAAATCCTTGTCCAATCTTCGTTAAGTATAAGGTTGTTTTGTCTCGATGATGTCGTCATGTTCTAGTCCTACTAGATATTTATTTTAAATAATTAACTGCTCAGATAACTGTAAGATTTTTCTTATCAAAATCAAAAGTCATGTTTTCGCTGATATTAAAGGGCAGATAAATTATTTCAGCTTCAATCCTTACTCCCTGATCTGTGCTGTCTACTAGAACCGAGTTTACTGAAATTCTAGGATCATAGTTAATCACTGCTTCAACATCGTCTGATATCATTTGTTTTACTTCTTCAGTGAACGGTTCAAAAAGTAGATCCCAGATAACTGTTCCGAAATCTGGATTTTCTAGTTTCTGCCCTTTTCTAATATAGAAATGGTTTATGAGATCTTGCTTTACGAGATCAGCATCAAAGGCTTTAAATCCGTTTTTTGGATCTTTGCTGTTAAAACCTTTGTAGGTAAAGATGGTGGAACCTTGCTGTCCAGATGATGCAAAATCTTTAGCTACAGTTTTTTGATTGTATAACTTTGTGGCCATATTAGGATTCCCTATCCGTTAACTTCGGAGTTAAAAATTGTGGTGCTTGATTTTCATGCAACGCCCATGGTTCGTGCATAGGTATTCTAGACATTATGCTTTCTAGTTCTGTATCAGCAATATATTTCTTTTCAGCCCAGGCTAAGTCTTTATCAGTTACAATATTCGGTAATAACTTTAATTTTTTTATCTTATCAGCAACCTCGGCTTGCGCTGCTTTGGCTGCTGCGGGTCCATTTAGATTAATATTTCCGCCAGATATAGTAGTATTAGCTGCATTAATTTCCATATTGCCGCCAGACGTGAGTGTATTGGCTTTTCCTGTGTTAATATCTAATGCATTAACTGTAGTGATCCTGGTGTTTTCGTAGGAATATATGTGAAGACCTTTTATTTTTTCTGGCTGTTCAGCAATAATTTTGTCATCTTTAATATTGGTCACTGTAGGTTCTGTATCCTTGTCCTGTACAGCGATTCTCATATTACCTAAGACTTTAATATCTAGATTTCCTTGTATTTTTTCATCATTGCGAACATGGATTTTACCGTTACGACCAATCAATAGATTAAAATTCTCAACACTTTCGATTTGCACACGACCACTCTCATATCCATTGGTGTCAAAAATATCTTTAGGTTTATATAAATTTTCAGGATCCTTATATTCTGCAGTGGCCTTTATGTTTACATTTCTACCAGCTTCTAAATTAATATCCCTGTCGGCTCTGATATTGAGATCATTCTTAGTATGAATACTGACACTATCTTCTGCGAAAATATCAATTTTTCCGTTGCTGGTTAACTCAACCCAAGCTGTGCCTTTGGCATTTCCTATATAGATTAGATCCTCACTGTTGTGTAGCAGTATCTGATGACCTGTTCTTGTTCTTATTCTAAAATGCTCGTTGTAAGGAATATTAGCATCGCCCTTTCCTCCGTTGAGGATATCTACATAATCTACTGATCCTTTTCCGGCAGGAGTTTTTCTTTGATATCTATCGTCACCGTCATCCATGACCAGCTGTGTACCGCCTAATCTACTGACTGGAACCGGGCTTGCTGTTTTGCTCTGTGAACGACCTATAAATGATTTTTTAGCACCCGCTCGTTTATCTAGAGGTCCCGGAGACAGAATACCAAAGACCATGTTTGGCACATCTCTTCGAACTGTAGATGTTGTAACTCCACGAACATCATCTTCTAATAATCCTTGTTCTAAAAATCTATCTGCTATAGGATGTACTGGTCTTTTAAGTTTGTCTATAGCTGTGCTGTTAGACAAGTCATTGGCTTTCCTATTAACTTCTGCAACAGGCAAAGGCTGTGATGTTGCGTATTTCTTTTTATCAGCAGGAGAAATATCAATCTTATCTGTTCCTCCAATAGCCGGGATCATATTGTTTGCAAATCTACCCGGAACGCAACCAATGAAGTATCCCTCTGAAGGGTTTCCGTCGACAAATACAACCATAACGGTTACGCCAATATCTGGCGGTACGAACCACATTCCGTAAGACTTTTGAGTATCGTTAAATGATTGGTCATTGTCTTTATTTGTGCCCATGAACTCGTAGGCTGTGCTGCCGTAGAACGGAGTGAGGTATCTTACAAAATAGGTTTGATTATCTTCACCTTGCTCGTTGGCTTGATCTCTTAACAGGGTCACTTCAAGGCCGCTCATAAAACTTGGATCAAGGTGACTTATAACCTTACCAAGATACGGACCGGTTCCTATACCTGTCTTAGTTAATTTTTCGGGTGCTCTTTTATCAATAGCCATTTTTAATAATCGTAAACCTCAGTTTTTGGAGGTTCTGGTTCCTTAAGGTTATATAGAGAAGTATTAGTCTTAGTCGGAGTAATCTTTTCAGTAAAGTCGCTGGCCTGTAATGGCATTCTTACACAGTTAAGATTTTGCCTAAATGTTCCTCCGCTAAATCTATTTTCGCATTTTATAACTTTATAGATCCCGCTGAAAGGACTGTCCTCTTCATTAACAAACAAATAATCTCCTGCAGACTCTTTCGGTTCGATAGGAGTTCTAAATCTCAAGTATATGTATATGTCTCCAGCTTCGTAGTTAGCCGCACCGTCTTCGGTTATCATGGGTGTTTGGCCGGGCGGCGGCATGTAACCTCCAGTGCCGTTGTCTATTAACCAATAAGGATCTCCTAATATTTCTATATTAACATTGACCAAGTTTGCTTGGCCGTTTTGTAAAAATGCTAGGTGGAAATTATTTGCTACGATTTCTTCTGGCTTGAGCTGACCGCTGCCGCCGAACGGTAGTTTAACTGCATTAGGATCCTGTCTTACTTTTGTTCCGCCAAGTTTGCTAGCCTGTGCTTGTATTCCTGCATTACCTTCTTCTGTCTTGGCTTGATTTCGTTCTTCTTGTCCGGAAGATTGAGAATCTTGATTAGCTGATCTACCAGCGTCTTGGGGAGGACTCGGAGCAATGGCTGTGTAAAATGCTGTGTTAAGTTCAATGTCGAACTTTAGAAGATCGTTATTCTGTCCTGTGTAGATATAGTCGTACTGTTTAACTAATTCTTTTTCTAATGCTTCATAGCCGTAAGGTATGGCGTTGGGATTAGAAAACAAACTACTGTGTACTTTGTAGGGCATTATTCTATAGATAAATCGCTTTTGATACTCTCCGATCTTAGCATCGTATTCCAATAGTTGTATCTGAACATCTATTCTAAACCAACTGATCTGTCCTTTTTCATCAGGATCTTTTGCCACCGCATTAGTTGCATATTCCGAAGATAGAATGGCCTGAGACATGATAGCTATCAGAGATTGACCTTGAGCATATTGGAAAGTTCTTGATTTAGGATCTATAGTAACATTATCTCTAACTACTTTTCCTGTGGCTTGGTCGTAGACTTGATCGGCTCTAGGAGCAACATAGATTCCTCCACTATCTGCTTTGAAGCCAAGACTTGCGGCACCTATAGGATTAGTTTGGAAGTTAGCATCATTCTGAGCATTAGATTTAGTAGCAACTTTTACTGCTCTGTTTGATGCGTTAACTGTTGCTCTGTCTACTGTTGAAGTAGGTTCAACACCGGGTATAGGATCTGAACTAGATTGAGGAAAATGTATTTCATAGATGTTTGGAAAAGTTTTTAAATTATCTTTAACTGATTTTTCTTCTCTTTCTCTTAGGGTAGCTTGAAGACTTCTCTCGCCTGTAGATAACAGTTCTTTAACTGTACTACCTACTATGGATACATCATTGAAAGTTGTATTGACAAGGTTACTGAACCCCATATGGTTATATGGCACAGCTTCGACTGCATACTTGCTTCCGCCTTCATTAATAGTGAATGTACATTTTCTAAGAGTCAAAACAAAAAATTTAGGTTGAACCCCTTTGTATATTTTTCCGTCTTCGGTGTAACCCAAGAACTCCATCTTTAAAACAAAAGGTGTTCCGTCAAGATAGTTTGCATAACCAGAAGTAAGTGCTGCTGTTTGTAGAGTCTGCAAAAATAAAGCACCAGAGTAAGGTTCTATTACATCGAAACTTATTGTAATGGCATTCGATGCTCCTGTGCCTTCATTGGGAGCAATAGCGGTATTGATAACAAGATTGTCGATATAATATTCCGGTGATCCGTAGGCTGTAGGGACACGCTGTTTGTCGTATCTTCCTGCAGAAGATAACACTACCTGTCCCGAAGCAAAATCTGCTGTTCGATATAGATAAGGATTGTTGAGTTCTTCTTTTTTAAGGCAGGCTAAAGTAAAAACAGTGGTATAGCTGGCAAAGGTTTCTAGTTGATTTTCGATGCCTCTGCGTTTGGATCTTTTAGCTTTAGCGTTGGCATCTTTTTCTGCTTGTTTTAAATCTTCTTTAGCTTTGTCAGCTGATGTTCCTCCAACCGTCACTGAACCTTTACCGACGTTTGCTGGCTGATCGCTCGTAGGACTTTCGCCGTTTGGTTTTTTAAAAAGATTGCTAACAGCACCAACTGCAAGAGCTGCAACACCTAACGTTTTTAAAAGACTGTTTGAAGACATATTAGACTCCTAACAATCTTTCTAGATTTGATTTTTTTGGTATGTATATTTGTGTTCCTGGAACAAAATCAAAAACGGGATCTTTGATAGTACTCATATTTCGTTGTACGAATACCCACCAAAGTTTAGGTGTTCCATAGAGATCATATGATAATAAATCTGGTCTATACTTGTATTGATTTTCGATCGTGTATAAAAAATCATCTACTTCGGCAGGCACAGGTCTTATTCTCAATAACTCGAGATATAAATTATTTTGAACAGTATTGTAATAAGGAGACGTTTGTCTATATTTGGTCATATATTATAGATATCCTACTGTTTTTCCTGCTGCAAAGTCTTGTAGACTAAACTGTCTTAGTCTACTTCTATTGTACATTGGTGTCACTGTTACAGAGATATTACTCATGATAGGTACCCATGTTGGGGATTTGACTTGTCCCAAAGAACATTTAATATAGTTTACATCGTCTTTGAAATCTACTGTAAAGTTTTTTACTACCACAGGTACTGTATTAAAAATACTGCTACCGTAACCTGTTAGCTGACATACCGGAGGCGGATTGCCTTGAAACTCGCTACTACCATAAAACATTTTAGTCACTGTTCTAAAGAAGGTAGTGACTCCGATCCAGTAGTAGGCATCAGTTTCTGTTTCGCAACTGAAATCACCAGAGATAGTTATATCGTCAATTTGGCTGTTCTTATAGGCATTAAAGGGATAAACACTGTGTACAGGATCTATCTGAGAATAGTTTGCTTTGCTAGAAAGTGTGATGTTCGGTAAGTATGGCCAAACAACGCCTTGAGTGGGTTTGATTGTGTCGTTGAACAAGGGGCTTTTGAAAAGGTCCCAGTTAGAATTAATTCTCACACGCCAATCATTTCCGGGAACAGGAGTCATTTGAATCACTGCTCCTCTGCTAGCAAATAATTCTCCGTTAGATGGAAGATTTCCAGCACGTTTTAGACTCAATAGATTATTGATTTGCCCAGCGACACTGCTTATTTTTGTTGCTGCATCAAGAAGGCCGCTGGCTAGGCCTCCACCTGTTATTTTGTTAATGGAGCCTGCTATGTCTGCTGTTATGTTACTAATCGATCCTGCCGCCGTTCCTACTTTAGAAACCAATGACTGTGCATTAGCAGCAATGCCACCAAGATTACCTGCACCAGGAATGTTGCTTAAACCCGAAGCTTTGAAACCACTAAGGGCCGATCCTACTTCGCCTGATAATCTAGCAGCGGTTTGGTCTAGTTTTAGTTTTCCTATTTCGCTAGAAGCATTAGAAAAAGCTGCTCCGGATTGGCTAGATGCTGTTGATATAGAACTACTAACTTTAGTGACTAGTTTGGCTAAAGGATTCACTGATAAAGACATTCATTTCTCCATTTTCAGTATTTATTATTGACAAAATGTGCTATTATTATATTAATCAGGAGACCTCTATAGAATGACACAACAACCAACAAAAGTAAAGTATTTGACTAATAAGGATTTATTAAAAGAAATACATCTAAGCAAAAACACATATTGCACGTTTATCAAGCCGGAATATCATCAATACGATTTGATCATTCCTAATCTTGAAAAATTAAACATCAGAACTATTGCAGACGCTAAACGTAACAGAGCTGCTAGATTGTCTAAAGAAGCACACGAAGCTGCACAATCCGGGGGTAAAAAAATACCTGCTAAAGAGTTTGAGATCGATTACAAAAAAATGAAAAAAGAAGATCTTGTCTTTAGAGTGATGACTTTTGAACATGTACCATTGGCTCCTGGGCGCAAGAAGACATTAAAAAATACCGCCGACAGTCACGAAAAAGTAAACTTTCCTCCTTTCCAACATTGGAAATATGACGACCAGGATAATCTTATCTGTGTAGGCAAAAGTCATTGGAAGGGTCCGTTAACAACAGGCAAGTTTAATAAAGAGCACGGGCAGATGACCAGCAACCTAGCTCGTATGTTTTTGAAACTCTGTGAACGCTATGCAACTCGAGGCAACGTCCGAGGTTATACCTATAATGATGAAATGAAAGGGCAAGCCATTCTTCAACTAACTCAAATAGGACTACAATTCGATGAAAGCAAATCTGATAATCCTTTCGCTTACTATACTGCTGCTGTCACTAATTCATTCGTTAGAAGTATCAACATTGAGAAGCGCATTAAAAACATTCGAGACGACATTCTCGAAATGAACGGAATGAATCCAAGCTGGAGTAGACAAAACT